GGTCGCTACCGTCGTGGCGTGTTGATGTGCCTGGGCCGCCAGTAACTTCGTCCTTGTGTCCTACTACTTCGCCACCTGCTGCCGCGATGTCATCTTTTGTAACGATTGTCTTTTCTGCTAGTCCTGCGCGTTTGCGTAGTTCGTTTATTTCGATTGCTTCAAAACGGTTAGTGTTGCCCATCATTTGCTCAAACTCATCGTTAAAGTCAAACTCTTCGTAATCTTCGTCGTCACCTACGTCAACCATTGCATCATCATCTGCTGCAAATTCGTCTTCGTCGTCGCCTGGGCCTTGCTCATCTAGCGCACCCATTATGCCGTACTTCCCGCAGTTCTCACATTCAAATTCATCATCTTTGCCTACCTTGCCAATTTTGTTGAATGCAATCTCACTACATCCCGGACATTCAATTGCGGACGGATCATCCGAATCTGCTTCTTCGACGGACTCGTCTGGATACTTTGCAGTCCAGTCATCGAATGTTTCGTCATCAAAGTTTGTCTTGCCGCTGTATGTGCCTTCGTCATCGTTGTCTACGACGCGGTCATTATCAAACGGTTCCGAAGTGCGAACACTAACATTACCTGAGTTATCCCAGTGGCCGTCGTCGTCATCTTCGTAATGACCATCCTCTAAGTCCTTAGGTGGAACTAAGTAGTCTTCTTCGAAATCATCTTCGCGTACCATTGCAACGTTGTCGTCAGCATGTGTAAATGGGCTGCATTCGCCATCGTCATTCTTGTCGTCTTCTGATTCGTCGCAATCTTCTTTAAACATGTCTGACTCGTCCATATAATTAAACGATAATTCATTAAATCTATCGTAATTATGTAGCATAAGGTCTTTCTCGCCATCATTAAAAACAAGCGCCTTGTTCTTTACTTGCGGCTCGCCATACATAGCAGTAAGCTTGTCTATAACTGTAGCAAGATGCTTTTGGTCTTTGCCGAACGACAAAAACGTGCGTCCACGCTCACTTGATGTTTCGCCTGGACCGACAATACGCCGTAGTGTTGATGTTCTCTGTCCACTAGCTTCTTCAACTACTTCTTCGTCACAATCTTCGACAACTGGTAGGCCAGCTAGTTTACGTAGTTCTTCGAGTTCTTTAGTCATTTTTATACCTTTGGTATTCAAGCTCTTCTATTTTACGACTTTCATCTTTTGTTGGCCATCTGCCATTCTTTTTATGAAAATCTTTATACAATTCCCAAGCAAAGTCATCCATTGGTGCGTAGGGCGAACGGTCAATATATGTCCACTCCTCACCTGGCGACTTTACGTAGTGCCAAATCTTGCTGTTATCTTCTTCGTAATCAACTTCTTCACGATATCGATAACCGTCATTCTCTTCTTCGGCAAGCGCCTCTTCGTCTGCTTCGGGTTCGTTATCTGCCGAACCTACAAGCTTCTGCTCGCCGTCTTTACGGTAGAGATAGTCCTCAGGACCATCATCCATTGTAGCGTAGGGCTTGTCGTCTTCAAATAATTCAGCAACAATCTTACGCCACTCGTATATAGTGTTCTTACTTCCCCGGGCCATCAGTAGTCTCGCCGCCTAATGTTGACCAACCGCCGCGCTCACCGACATCGTCGGGCGCTACAGAAGTGTTGTCAACTTTTGTCTTTAGCGACAAAGGGTTTTCAAATTCTACTACGTCGCGATCATCGCGAACCTTCTTCATGTCTTTTAGAAATTCGTCGTTATATTCTTTACCGTATGCTGGCTTGTCTTCTACAGCATAATCGTTGCCTAGTGCTGTTTCGTAGTCGCCGTCAACGCCGTCGCGGATAACAATAGCTTCTTCGTTGTTCTTATCACGCGGATCGTATGCATTATATACAGCAATCTCTTGCTGATTGATGCCTACTTTGCCTGATAGGTAAACACGTAGCTCATCTACTGTGACAGGATAACCTAGTACAAACTCTGCAATGTACACTGTTGAATTGCGTACATTCGGGAAGTCTACAGGATGCTGCTGAATCGGCGTATTCTTAAACGCGCCAAACGAGCGAACGTCAAACTTTGCTAGTGCTGCTTCTAACGCATCTTTCTGGTCTTCAGTAAGGTCGTTTACAGCAAACTTAATTTTGTAGGCATAATCCTTTGTGGATTCAGCCAGCAAATAGTCTTTAAATGCTTTCATTTTGCAAAAATTCCTCAATGCTATTTCTTAGTATTTATCATAATCCAGGAATATAAGCCTCATATTAATTAGGCTCGTCCTTTCTAATCTCTTTAAGCGACTTCAAAAGTACGTTTCGATCGAACGGCATACCGTCGTCGGGGCCTACTGCCTCGTCGCCGCCTGCTTTATCAATCTTCATCTTCTTTAACTGTAGATCAATTGTTTTTAGCTTACGATTTACTTTTGCGTCACGTGCCTCAAGTGCTGTTTTTAGCATAGTTGCGGCTACTTCCATAATACGTCCGCTATGGCTGTCAGCCATGTTCATGCCAAGCTCTTTCAGTTCCATGTATGATTCGAGTGCTTCTTTAGCAATCTCGTCCATTTCAGTGTCGTGCTCATTCAAGCCTGCCACTGTTGTTAGGGCGTGATCTACTTTTTCGGCTGCGGAAAGTGCTGTAACAATCTCAGTAGCGTGTTCAATTGCTTCCTTGGGTGTTACTGCGTTCTTTTGCGCTTCTTTCGCATCATCGGGATCTGTGTCGTCAAAATCGTCTGATTGGCTTTCTTCTGCTTCCTTAATCGGACGCAAATCAAAAGCTTCTTCTAGTTTCGTACCCATACGGATTTCCTTTTGTGATATACAGTGTATTTATCACGAAACCAGACTACTTTTTAGGTTTGTTGAATATCTCGTTCTCGTTTATGACGCGAAAGCTTATTCCGTGGTTGCGGCACCATGCTGCTGCCGATTTCCACTTTGCTGCGTTAATTGCTAACGACACTTTCTCATAGCGAGACTTTGCTTCAGTAATATGTGTTTGTGCGGAGGGCTTTACTTCGATGAGCTCTTTGCGGCGATTGCCGTTCTTGTCTTCATAAACAACAAGAAAGTCTGGAATGTAATTAGCAACTTTCTTTGTGATAGGATTTAGGTAGGGAATTTTTATCGACTCCGATGCCCATGCGACAACATCGGGGTGTTTATCAAATACGCGCATAAGAGCAACTTCCCAACTAGAGCGCCAACGTATCGGATACGTGCCTTTATATTTGTCAGGATTGATCGGCGTATATTCGCCGCTCATAAATTTCTTTTTCTTAGCCATTATGCTTGTATGCGTCTTGCAGGAACACTCGCTGTATTGTCGACGGGACTCGAACTATTTAACTGGCTTGATAAATCGCGTAGTTGATTAATGCGATTGAATACTTGCGCATTAACTAGCGACAATGCATTAGTATTTGTTGATTCTAGCAAAGACATAACGCCGACACCTTCCGATTTTGCAGCGTCTACAAATACTGCTGCCATTGTTTTTGCTACAAGAGGATCAACGCCGCGCGCACCTAGATAGCCTAGTGCTGCTTGGTAGTCTGCAATTTTAATTGAGTCTTGCGTTAGTCCCGGTGTTGACAGGCGGCGTGCCGAAGGGTCGTTTCTTGTTACGCTGCCTTGCGTGTCTTGCGCTACGTTAGCAAGCGAACCGCTGCTACTGTTTGCCTTTACAGTGGCACCTAGGTAACGAACGAGTGAGGTACTGCTTCTATTAACCGCCACTGCCGAAGACTCCGCTTAGAATGTTTGCGCCTGTTTGCGCTACTGCTGCCGCAAAGTTTCCGCGCGCTCTATTAACAACGCTACGTCCTACTTGGTTGCCTGTGGTGCGCAATGATTGAAGCGGGTCAGGATTAAAACTAACTTCGCCGCCAAAGATGCTTGCACTAGCATACGCGCCAATAGCGCCGGGAATAGCACCTACTACGCCACCAATACTATCGGTAATACGTGTTACGTTTCGATCACCAATGACGCCGCCGATTGCTTGGAAGAATGGACTTTGTGTAATACCTGCGCCGATAAGCGGAATTACACCACCACCGCACGTATCTACGCGAGGCTTAGGAATGCTTTCGATTTTGCGTCCGTTAACAGGAGTGCGAATAGTAATAAGATTCGCCATCTCCCAAAAGTCGCCGTAACGATAGCGTTCTAGCTCTCGATCCGAAAGACGCTCATTAATGTTTGCGTAAACAACGCCCTCGTATACAAAACCGAAATTCATTTCTACCAAGCCAACATTGTCTTCGTAGCTTAATGTATCGTGTGCAAAGCTGGCGATGCGTGGATTAACAAGCGTCGTGCGCGAGAAGCGTCCGCCGTGTACCTGGAAAATATCTATGCTGTCGATAAGGTATTTGCTGTTTCCGACACGTGATAGGTTGTAACCGTAGTTGTCGTTAAACTTGTCGCGAATAATATCATTTTCGTATTCGCGCTTATTAAGTTTAGGTGCTTCGGTTCCTGCAGGACCACGGATTAATGTTTCAAAAAATCCTCTGCTCTCTGTCGAGCCGCCCTCGCCAAGTTTCTCATAAGCAACGCCATCTTTAAAGTAATACTCGTAATACATTTCCCACAGGCGCATAGAACGTCCTTCAACAGTATCGTGTAACGTAATGTTGACGGGTGAATAATCTATGCTTGTTTGTGAGATGCGTTTCTTGTTGTATTGATTTAAAACTTCCGTGCCCATTGTCATTCCGGGCATCGTAACCGACTTGACTGCTGTCGTAATAACCTCTTGATCGGGTTCAGTAAGGAATTTTCTAACGTAAGTATCTAGGTCGCGGTTAAAATTAAACCGTAGGAAAAACTCGAACTTGAGTCGAGGTGTTCCATTACTAAGATCCGATTTGTTGTAACCATATGCTTCAGCTGCATGTCTCGAATCTCGTAAGTGTACGTTTTGATCGAAGATACCTCCGAAGATTCCATCTGGCACGTTGTTATCCTATTAAAGTTCTATTAACCGATGCTCGTACCACCAGTGTATCCATCCGACAAGTTAGGGAATGGATCGCCACCGACAGTAGTACCATCGTTATCATTAGGACCGCTAAGTAGAGTTGCGTTATCATACTGGATCTGCATACTAATAAGCATGTGACCCGAAGTATCTGTGTAGTTGAATTCGTTGTTGGTAACTTGCTCTAAGAAGCATCCGTCTAGCTGCCAGCTTTCTGTCTCTTCAGCATTTGTGCCGTCAAGCGTATGAATTTGCATACCAAACTTGTAGTTTGTTCCTGCTACAGGACCAATCTGTTCGTAGTGGTTTAGCTGACGCTGTACCTGCGAATGAACAGCCGAAGTAGTAGCATTTGTAATGTCATCACGTACCGTTAGTGTAATCGGTGCCCACGCATGTTTGCCCGAGTAGTATGCTACGGAATTATACGAATGCACTTCACCCTTGGCATATGTAATGTCTGGGCGTGTAACCGACTGAACGTTTGCAGTTAGCTCTCTGAGGTTGTTGTTGGTGCCAAAATTCTGAAACACGACGCGGAAACGGTACATCAGCTTAGGCTGTAAAATGCCTTGCTTATCTCCGTCTAGCGGTACACCAAATTTGCTTAAATCTGCCATTTAAAGTTCTCCTGTTGAGCAGTAACTATATCACTATTATTTATCACTTTTGTCTAAAAATATTTTCAAGCCGTAAAAAAGCCCCGCCGAAGCAGGGCTCTGTGTGGGTCCAACTAAGCCTTATAGGTTTAGATCGTCGCCGGTATTGCGTAGTCGAATTGGGATGAAGATAAACTCTACTGCCTTTGTAGGCTGTATAGCAATATCTACCCAAAGTTCGTTGCGATCAATACGTGCTGGCGTGTTATTGCTCTCGTCTACAACAACCAGGAAGTCAGTTACGCCGCGTAGTGTAACAAGTTCTGCTAGGAACGAGTCAAACGCTTCTTTAACTGCATCTCGTGTTACTGTATCGTTAGGCTCAAACAAGAATGGCTGTGCCAACAGGTCTGATTGGTAACGAATGTAGTTAACAAGACGTGCAACATTTACACGGTCTAGCGAACCTGCTACTGGGTTACGTGTCTTCTGTCCCCAAATAACAATGCCTCGTCCAGGAAGTGTTGCAATAGCGTTAACGTTGTTTGTGTATAGCGTGTCGCGCTGACCTGCGTTCAGCGCAACTGTTACAAACTCGTCCTCGCTATCCAAGTAACCAACTGCGGATGAATTGCTAATTGTGCCACGTGAGAAGCCTGCTGGTGCAAACCAAGGATAAGCAACCTGGTCGTTAAACGCCATTTGACGTAGTACCATGTGGCTTGCAGGAACAACTACTTCGCTGCCGTCTACGTTAGTAGATAGGCCTGATGGGTAGTAAACACCCAAGTAAGGACTTGTTGTTACTAGTCCGTCGTCGCCGTTGCCTGCTGCATTGTTAGCATTAGATGACCATGCTTGCAAACTTGTCGTTGCATTAGATAGTCCGAATGGTGCGTCGCCAATTACAAACGCCTGTTCCTTACGATCAGTGTTTAGAGTTAGCATTTCGTCCATTAGCTCAGTGAAGCCAGGTGCAGCAATTAGGTTGTAGAAGATTGTGTCATTGCGTACATCTTCATTTGCAGTGATTGTTGCTGCAATTGCGTTAATAACAACTTTCTTCTGTGCCGCTGCGCCAGTAATTAAGCTACCGTCTAGGTTGTTGCCGCTTGCGCTGACCCAACGATCAACGGAAACTAGTCCCGATACATCTGTTGTAGCTGCGTCTTGCGTCCATACCTTAACGTTGCGTCCACTGTAGCGTGTATTCCATAGGAGTGTGCCTCCTGGATACAGTGCTGGATCTGGAGCATCGCTGTCTAGATCTGGATCACTGCCGCCGCCGTTGTTAACGCCGTTAGTTGCCGCTGATGAGTTAGTTGGTCGTGCATCGGCAAAGATAATACCTAGTGGTGATGTTTGGTCAGTGTTGTCAACTAGTACCCATGCACCTGCTGTACGACGGTAAATTACCGGATACGATGTGCCTGAATCTGTTTCAACCCAAATGTCACCGTTCGATGGTGAAGTCGGAGCGTCTGCTTGCGTGGAAACTGTACCTGCAACTTCAATCCAACCTGTGCCAGCTGCATCTTTAACAAGTAGGTCTACGTTAAAGTTTGCGTCATACCAGTATGTACCGTATGCTGTATCGCCTGCAGGTGTTGTTAGTGATGCTGCGTATGTTACACCAGATACTGAGTCTAGGTCACTGAAGTTTGAATATGTGCCACCGGAACCGTAACCCATTTCTGCTAGTGGAGTATTAACGTTATTAGCAAGTGTTACGTCTGCTCCGTTAGTAGCAGTAATTACTAGTACTTCTGCGCCGCCCGTAAGTGTTGTGCTGCTTGCGACAATATTGCCGTTTGTAATAACGTCTGCATCAGTGTTAATTGTTGTTGCTAGTTCGTCCACTGTAGTTTCAGCACCCGTAAATGCAACCGTAACTGCCGCGCCTGCACCGAGCGTAATGTCGATCGAGTCTAGTGCTGCAATGTTAACAAATGTTGGTGTTGCTGTACCTGTTGCTGATGTTGTTGTTGCACCACTGTGGGACTGGAATACAACGTCTAGTACATCTTCGCCCGACACACTGTTGTCTGTCGAATCAACAAAACCTACTACTGTGCCTGCTGTTACTGCTGATGATGTAACACCCGACGATGCGTAATACGCCGTTGGATTCTGGAAGATTGGCGTTGTACCTAAGTCAACAAACTGCGCTAGTGTTGCATCATAACGCTTAAGGTTGAGACTTAAACCACTGTTTGGTGTAGTTGTCTTCAACCAAAGGTCGCCAGCAGTACCGGTAGGTACTGTATAGTGCGGAGACTGGTATATCTCATTAGCTAGTGCGCC